TTCCTCCTAAGCCCGACAACTTCACCGTCGTTCAAAATCAAAACAACGGTCTAAAGCGCTTTAGCTGGCAACTGCCCAAGAGTTCCTATGGCAGCTGGGACCAGGGCGTCGTCTCCGATATTGTCTCCTACGAAATTCGGTATAAGCAGGGCGGTCTGATTGACGACGATCCTGCCGTCACTTGGGACGAAGGGATTGAACTTTACTCCGGCGGCGTTTCAGTCACTCAGCAATGGTTTGAAACCAGCCTGTTTGACACTGACGAATGGACTGTAATGGTCAAGTCGGTTGATGCGACGCAATGGCGCAGCGATGAACCGGCGGTGATCCTGGTCAACATTGGTGCCCCACCAATCAGCAACGCGGTTTACGAGGAATGCATTAATTCGACAACCTGGCCGGGTTCTTACATCAACTGCGAGGTCAGCGATAACTACTACCTGACCACACAGGATGGGACGCTGCTAACGGCGCAGAACGGAGACTTTATTACGGGTGATACCGGCGTCTATGCCGTCCAGCAGATCGACATCGCCCAAGACGCTTACTACACCTGGAACCTTGACAACAACTTCCTTGAAAGCGCCCTGCTGATTACGACTACAGCCGAAGCGACGTATCAGCACAGCCTTTCCGCCTTGACTGGTGCTGGCACATCACTGTTCCAAGAAAACGACGACGAAATTTTCCAAGAGAATGATGATCCGTTGTTGGCTGAGCAACGCACCTATACCGCCGCCGAGCTGTCTGGAGAAGCGGCAGGCATTTTGCACCCATACGCACCATTTGAAAAGCTGACCGAAGACGTGTATGCCGTTCGGACGCTGATCAAGTCGAAGGATAAGGCCAGCCCTGGTGCGATCACCGGGTTGTGCTTTGAGCTGGACTACCCGGATGTGGTTGAATCGCAGAATGACGTGTCAATCAGCAGCAGTGTGTCGGGCACTGCCATTTCACTCAGTAAGACGTTCAGGGTTGTGAAGTCGGTCCAGCTGACTTTGCAGGATACGGGCACTGGAGCGATCAACGCCCTTGTGGTCTCGAAATCGACCAGTAGCATTACAGTGAAATGCGTCAACAGCTCTGGCACTGCAGTCGCTGGCGTGATCGACATGACCGTTGTGGGTTACTGAGATGGCAGGACTTCGGATTTCACAGCTGCCATCGGCTTCGGCTATTGCCAGCGCTGACCTACTGCCATTTACAAGTGTTTCTGGCAGCGAAACCCGGCGGATTCAAGCCAACGTTTTAGCGGTTGCCCTGGGGCTGCTTGGCACCAGTGTTGGCAGCACTGCTCCGAGCACGCCGACCAACGGACAGCTTTGGGTCGATACCAGCACCAACCCACCTTTGGTGAAGGTCTGGAACGGTGCGACCTGGACAACTGTCTCGTTCCAGCAGAGCAAAATTACCAATCCTGGTAGTTCGGCACCGTCTAGCCCAGGAATAGGCGAGCTTTGGCAAGACCAGAGTTCATCGCCGTATGAACTCAAGATGTGGGACGGGAGCAGCTGGATAGCTCCGATTGCTGATGTCCTTACGCAGACTTCTGCCGCTAGCACTTACCTAACGACTTCGGCTGCAGGAACCACATATCTGGCGTTGGCTGGCGGCACGCTGACGGGTGATTTGACCCTGAGTGGTGCGCCAACCACCAACAATATGGCATCCACGAAAAAGTATGTGGATGATCAGATTGCGGCACTACCTGCAGCAACAGATCTGACCCCTGCTGGGACGGTGATCTGGACAGCACGAAATACTGCGCCGACTGGGTACTTGAAAGCAAATGGTGCGGCAGTTAGCCGTACTACTTACTCAGATTTGTTTAGTGCAATCGGCACAGCATTTGGCGTTGGTGACAATGCTACTACGTTCAACTTGCCAGATTTGCGCGGCGAATTTATTCGCGGCTGGGACGATGGTCGAGGTATAGATGGCGGGCGCACCTTCGGAAGCCGTCAGGATCAGGAGACCTACGGGTTTGACGGCAACACAAGCGACCGTCTGCTTTACCTTAATCCACCACCTCCAACATTCCGAACGCCCGATATTGATGCGTCTTACACAGAAACCCGTCCGCGCAACGTGGCGTTGCTGGCTTGTATCAAGACCTAAGCCACGCCTAAGATTCCTTTACTGGAGCGCTATCAATGGCAACGACGAAGATCACTGACCTGACGGCTTATACCGATCCGGTTAGCACTGATGTTCTGCCCATTGTTGACGTTTCGGGCGACTTGACGAAAAAGGTCAGCATTGCTGACTTGATGGAGAACGCTGGCTCTGGTACGGAGGCGGCTCCCGGTATTGCGTTTGACGGTGACCCCAATACTGGTATTTATCGCCCTGGTGCTGATCAGCTTGCGATCTCGACGGGCGGCACCCAGCGCCTGCTGATTGATGACAGCGGAGTTGTCACGGTTGCTGGTGACCTGACCGTTAATGGCACTACGACGACGGTCAATAGCACCACTGTCACTGTTGACGACAAGAATATTGAGCTGGGTTCTGTTGGTACGCCTACCGATACGACTGCTGACGGTGGCGGCATCACGCTGAAGGGCGCTACCGATAAGACGATTAACTGGGTCAACAGCACCGATAGCTGGACTAGCAGCGAAAATGTTGATCTTGCTAGCGGTAAAACCTACAAAATTAACGGGACTGATGTACTGAGTGCAACTGCGCTTGGTTCAGCTGTTCAGATCAGTAGCGACAACATTCCTAGCGGCACTATCGTCAACGATGACGTAAATGCCAGTGCTGCGATTGCTGGCACCAAGGTTGACCCTGATTTTGGTAGTCAAACTGTTGAAACTACCGGCGTCTTTAGTGCAGCTGGTGGTGCACAAGCTACCCCGTCGATTACCTTTACTGGCGATCTAAATACGGGTATCTATTCTCCTGGCGCAGACCAAGTAGCCATCTCGACTAATGGCACTGGGCGGTTGTTTGTTGATGCGAATGGAAGGATAGGTCTTGGCGCGACCCCAGAAGCCTTACTACACATTTCATCTTCTGCGCCTATTATTAGGCTGTCGGAGACAGACCAAGCAGTTGACAAAAAGAATTGGGACATCGCTAGTTTCTCTGGCAACTTAAACTTTAGAGCTTTAACTGACGACGGATCAGCGGCAAATAGGTACTTAGTGGTAGGAAGAGACGCTACGTATGGGATCACTGCGCTTATATTCTTTACGGGCTCAGATCAAGAACGCCTCCGCATCACATCGGACGGGAAACTAGGTCTGGGGACTAGTAGCCCGCAAGAGCGTTTGACGGTTGGAAGCGGGTCAGGCAATCATGGAATTACGCTTTTCTCTGGTACTACCAATACAGGTCACATATATTTCGCTGACGGGACAACTGGATCTGGTCCGACTATTGGGCGCATTGTCTATAATCATAACGACAATTCAATGCAGTTCTGGACAGCAAACTCGCAACGTTTGACTGTTACCGAAGGAGGCAACGTGGGGATTGGGACTACTTCCCCTGACGCAAGTTTTCGAGTAACTATTGCGGGTAGTCGGTCAGCCGTCGGCCCTGGAATTTTCTTTAGTGATACGGATGCAAGTGCTAGTAATTACGCACTTTATATCAACGGCAGCAAAAATTTTGTTATTAGAGATCAAACCGCCGCTTCGGATCGTTTTTCCGTTGACTCGTCGGGAAGAATTTTAGTTGGTACGTCTACAAGTATCAGCCAAGGAGCGCCAGTACAAATTGTTGCAAACACCACTTGTCAAGAATGGCTTTCTGCTTGGAATGGTTCTGGCGACGGTGTTTATGTTTTTGCTTCGCGCTCAAGGGGAACAGCGGCAGCACGGACGGCAGTTCAAAATGACGATGTCATTGCAAGGTATGTTTTTCAAGGATACTCAGGTGCTGCCGGAGATTTTAGAAAAGCAGCAGAAATTTCTGCTTGGGTAGACGGTGAGCCTGATACTTCCGGCGATACCACAGATATGCCCGGGCGTCTTGTCTTCTCTACCACCGCCAACGGCGCAGCATCGCCAACCGAGCGGATGCGCGTCGCCAGTGATGGTGCGTTATATGTTCAAGATGTATATGACAGCACAACTGCTACTTCGGCAAACGTATCAGTCAATTCAAACGGCAGACTCAGGCGCTCAACTTCTTCGGCAAAATACAAAACCAATATTCAAACCCTTGAGGATTCATACGCCGACGCGCTACTGGACTGCCGTCCTGTCTGGTATCAGTCAACCTGCGCCAACGACAACCCTGATTACGGTTACTGGGGCTTCATTGCAGAAGAGGTTGCCGAAATTGATCCGCGCCTTGTCTTCTGGAAAACCGTTGACATCAGCCACGACGAAAACGGTTCTCAGGTTGAAACCCCGTGTGATCCAGAGCCGGAAGGCGTTGCCTATGACCGCTTCGTGCCACACCTGCTCAACCTGATCAAGCGCCAACAGCAGGCAATCGAAACCCTTGAGGCAAAAGTTGCTGCACTAGAGGCGGGCTAATTAACAGGTGGGCAACCGACCTATTCAACTGGTTGCATTCCTACTAACCTTCAACAGACCTGGCTAATCCAATGCCTACCACTACCCCGACCACCACTTTTACCTGGGGGATTAACACCCTGGAGCGTGAAACCGCTGATGGTTTTGTGATGACGGCTAACTACACCGTCAATGCCAGCGACGGCACCTATTCCAGCGGCGCCTACGGCAGCATCGGCTTTGAGCGCCCTGAAACGCTCGTGCCTTATGCAGATCTCCAGGAAAGCGATGTGATTGGTTGGGTCAAGACCGCACTTGGCGGCGACGAAAAGGTTGCCGAAATCGAAGCTGCTCTGCAAGGTCAGATCGACGAGCAACGCGCACCGTCTAAGGCTGCCGGAGTGCCCTGGTAGTGGCAACAAAATCGAAGACTGCACTGGGGCGGGTTGAGCATAAAGCCGGTCGCCCCAAAACCACATCTCAAGGTTTCGGACAGCATTCGCGTCCGCGTCGGCGCGGTAAAAAGCCCTTGCGTGGTCAGGGCAGATAGATGGACAACCGTTTGTCGCTGCTCGGTGGTCTGCTAGCACTACTAACCACTGTGGTGGCGACGACGGTCACCATCGACTCGCGTTACGCCAAATCAGCCGAAGTCAAGCAGCAGTTTTGCCAAGCCCGTAAGCAGCAACTACGGGACCGCATCTTTGAGTTGGATCTAAAGGCGGACAAAACGCCAAACGACAGAGCGTTGCGAGAATACTTGCAACAGCAACTTCGTGATGGATGCTGAAACTTTAGAAAACTGGCGCAAGATCAAAAAAGCTCTAGAGGCAGCAGGGAAAACGGATTGTGACTATTACCGGCGAGCAGTGGTGATTCTGCAGGGTCGCAAAGACCCATGGCGGCCACCTTCGATAGACTGAACGCAACAGACCGCAGCCGTGGATCCGTTCATCACGCCATTGATCACGGCCGCGATTGTTGCTGGCGTCGGCGCGCTTTGGCGTATCGACAAGCGTGCCAGCGTGATGGATACCCGCATGGCGTTGATCTTGGAGCAGATCACGGCATTGCGAAGCGATCACAAAGAACGTCTCGACGATCACGAACGCCGGTTGCGTCGACTTGAACAACAGGGCTAGCTTTCAGGCAGTCAACTAATCCCAATGGACCCCACCGTTCTTGCAGCAATTGCGATCATTGCTGCTGCTGGCAGTGAAATCATTACGCTGCTGCCGATCCGCGAAAACAGCTGGGTGCAGCTGCTGGTCAAGGTGCTTAACGTCATTGCCAAAAAAAAGTAGGCGGCGCAACTTGGCTCTTGCGCTTCGGCGATAAGGACTGGCGGCACCACGTCCATAAAACAGCGCAGGATTGGAAATTTCAGGCCACCCTTAAGCCGCGGCTAGATCGCGAGATTGAGGACTGGCACAAAACCCAACCCGCTGCGGTGCCGCCGCCAATCATCAGCAGCGACGAGCTGCGCATAACTGCACCCTGGGCCACCGATGAGCAACCCGGCACCGATCAGCCTTGAGCAGCTGTT